CGCTACGTCATTCTTAGATACTTTCTTCCATCCTTTTACATAGAATGCAATGTTGGTTTCGCCTTGAGCTTCAGCGGCAGCGATTAGTTCCTTGAGTTCCTTGATTGAGAACTCGCAATCCCCACGAGTGTCGGGATGTGTTTCTTTTTCTTTGCGGTCATTCTTGAATAAGCGACCACGATTTGTGTTATCGTATTGATTCATATTATTATTATTGGTTAAAATAAATCTTCGTCAGATGAAGATGGTTTAGTGTGTGCCTTTCCGTGCGTGTTAGTTGCATCGGGATCCTTAGTATCATCGATACAGAAGAGGCCGTTCAGTGCGTACTTACGAGCGTAAGAACTTGCTGATCCAGTGATCTGTGCATCATCCATACCTTTCTTTACTTCAGCTTCACGAGCATAGGCTGTGGTTTCTACCTCAGCGAATGGGTTGTGTGATACTAGTCGGGCGGTTGCCTTTACATATACTCTACCTCCTACCTCTACGATGTCATCGCTGAGTGTTAAGTCCGAGTTATGTTTTTGTAGGAGAGGTTTTACTGCTTCGAGTATGTCCTCTGCGGAGCGATAAGAGTACCCTCCGAATTTGTTTGTCTGACCCTTGGGAGCTTTCAGTTCCCCTTGAATCAGAACAAGTTGGTGTGTGTTTTTTAGTTCTGTCATAGTATTGTTTTAATAAATTCTTAAATAGTTTTACACGATGCTTTACATTAATGCAAGCATCTAGTTCAGCATTTGTTGACCCCAATGTCGATAATAAAAACACTTGGTCATCTCTTTTTAAATTATTTTTGAAGCGACTTGTAAGTTGATTGAGTCCAACGGGATGCAGTATCTCTGATTCCGGTTGTCTTAAGTAGGATGCTATGTTCTCTAGTACAGTTGGCAACTCAGTCGGGTCACCCTTGCACATTGATGTATATATATTCTCCATCTTGCCTAGTAATGTATTAGCTTGTCTGCTTATTACTCCCCGTATCTCACCACTACTGTGGTCGTGGTCAACTACCCAGTCATCAGTCTCTCGATTTAATATCGGACACTCACTTGGTTCGTTTTCTTTTCGCCACTCGGCTAGTTTGCTTGCGGGTATGTAGGTCACTTGCTTTTTTTCTTAGTAGTCTCGTTGTTCTCATTCTTTTTCTTTCTAAAGATGTCATCGTAATTCTGTTCGTACAGTTTCTGATTGTATCCCTTCTTCGGTTGCATTCCCTTGCCCATAATTACCTTTCGTTTACTTCTAGTATTTGTATCCTTGCACCCTTCTTAGTTACTCCGTACCCATCCTTGTCGGGCTTGGTCGGGCATACATACTTGACTGCTTGTGCTTTGTCTCTAGCCCACCTAACTGTATACCCTCGGTAATCCGTGGGCATATCGAAGTGCTTATAGATTATCTCATATTTGTTCACGGCTATATAGTACAATGAATCCCGTGCCACCATTGATACCTAATACATTGAAGTCAATCCATTCGATTGCCTCCTCGTATTTCATATCACTGTCGGACATAAAGCATTCAATCATTCTGTCGTAGTCATATACATAGTATCCATCGTGGCTTGTACCAACGATAGCATAGTCAAGGCCATCGAATTGTATGGCATTGTCTGCGTGTATGAGTTCTTCATAGAACTCTAAGTTTGGGTTTTCGTCACTCATTTTTTCATCCTTTTGTTCCAATATAATTTGCAAGCGTATTTAAAATTGTCGATTCCTTTCTTCATCTCTTCGGGTGTCCACTCCTTGTGGTAGTGCTTGGTTGTCTCGCAGTCCACACATACAGTAATACATCTCGGTAGGTAATCCAACTTGTACTCCTTCATTACCATAAAGGATTCAATGGCCAACTGTTCGCAGTCCTTCGGGTAAGTCTTGGCCTTACCTTTACAATTAGTTCTGCACTTGTAGTCAGCGAGGAATAATTTATCCTCATCATCGTATCCCATAAAGTCTATTGAACCCGCAGTCTTAATTGTACTTGAGCTAATGATATGCTCACAACACATTGGCTTAGTCCCGCTCTCGTGTATCCATTCTACAAATGGTTCGGCCCAACTGTCATACGGATTAGGCTCGGCCTCTGTGCCTTGCATCAGTGCCTCTACCTTGTCTTCAATACATTTGTGTACCGCAGTACCAAACTCGGATGAACCTATCGTGTCTCCTGTTACGGGATGTTCTCTTGTTCCGTACACTAGGGTCTCGATGTCTTGCCACACTAGGTTCGGGTGCTTTCGGGCAAGGTCTACCATCATTCGTGGTTTATAAATTGAATCAAGAAAGTCATCCTTGATTATGCCTAGCACTGTCGTGACTGACGGGTAGGTCTTAGTGTTATTCTTTCTAGCTTGAGCGGGTGTCGTTACGTTCTTCTCAAACTTGGGTTCGTTAGTTGTAGTACAATCGTAGAAGTGAGCCATCCTCACATTAAGGACGGCTCACCACACGATGTCAACAATTATTATATTATTATGATTTATAAATCCTCATCCGTAATATGATGGGTGAGGTTAAAGTAATTTACGAACTCATCTATCTTTGCCATATACAATTCAGCATAAGCTAGGTGCTTGTGTATGTTATCATTGATTGATTCCCACATTAAATAGATGTCCCCGTTTGTATTCACTCCCCAATGTAGAGTAGGTATCTCTGCACCAAGGTAGCGTAGGTCATCTATGTATAGTTCAAACATTTGTTCTTTCTTTTCTATTGATGTCATTGTAATTTACTTTCTTTATTTGGTTCTGTATAATATTCTATATTTGGTTTCTCATCGTGAATCTCTTCGCTGACGGAGTCCCAAGTGGACTCAATCCACTCACCATCCTCTATGGTGTAGTAAGTATCACCATCCTCGAAAGGATATTGTATCTCGCAATAATCATCGATGAATTCTTTATCCATTTCGTGTATATCAAAGACTGATTCTCCATCTTGCCACACCTCGTAGTAATCGTTTACTAGATGTCCGTAGCCATCTGAATCATATGTGCCTTCCTCTACTTTTAATTTGGCTTCTTCTCTGCTGTTTGCCTTGACGTGGTACTCGTAGTGTACCTCTTCTCTTCGCCAAACACAGTATATTTTTTGTTCTTTCTTTTCTATTGATGTCATTGTATTAGTCTCCGTGTGGGTTAATGGTTCTATAATCTATTACTTGAACACGTCCCTCAGTTTGTACCTCAAGGTCGTGGAGTTCAGCCATCATTTCGATTTGCTTTGGTGTCTGTTCGTCTTCAATTTCTTGAAGCATCTGATACCATTCGTTGATTGATTCTACTTGTTTCATTTGTCTATGTTGTCTAATTGTTTATTAACTTTCTCCCAATAGATGTCAAGATTCTTGAGTACCTTGGGACTTGTCTTCTTCCAAGCGTAGCACCCGCCATTCCACATCTTAGCGTAGACTTCGGCTGATGGTTTGTGGCCTGTCTTCTTCTCGAATACTCCACCCCAATGCTTGAGATAGTACTTGCATATCTCTACAGATTTTCGGGTATCGTATCGGTCATCCATATGGTAGGTCGTACCATAGAATGTGTTCACATCCTCGACTACTGCCGGTGTGATTTGTAGGTAGCCGACTGCGTTCCCGTTGTCCCCTACTGCTAGGGGATTGAGGGAACTCTCGACTATCGCTAGTGCGAATATGAGTTGGTCAAATGTTATCATTCTTTGTTCTCCTTTTCTTTTACATATGTTTGTACTTCTTCTACTATTACTTGTAGTTCATCTACGATGTAGTCAAAGTCATTGTTGACTGAGTTATTGATTAGTCTAGCTCTGTACTCTAGAGGTAAACCATCAAGGTTGACTTTCATTTTGTTTACCCTGTCGATGAGGGTAAGTATAGGTAAGTGTAAGTTGTAATTCATAATAATATTTGGTTGTTAAAATTGTATATCTTTTTCTTGCATCTCATCCCACCAAGATTCGGTAGCCTTTTCGAGGTCATCGAATAGCTCCTTGGGTGCTGATGCGTTAGTGTACAGTCCCTCTGTACCACCATACCAAGTCTGTAATATTCGGGCTGACTTTCCTTCCTTCTCTACAGTAAGAATGTGGTCATCGTCCCACTCAAAGTAGTAGTCAAAGATTGTCTCAAAGGATGTGTCTTTTGTTATAAGTAAGATGTCATTGTCATCTTCGATATCATAGTGTGCTTGTGGTTCAAGTGCGTTGATTGTAAAGCCCCCGTCTGTGAGGTGCTTGAATAGTGACCGCAATGCGATCTTTTCATTTGTTAAGTCTTTCATAATAATATTTTGGTTAAGACACCGAATACCCTTGACGAGATATTCCTTGTGTGTATCCTTAAGGGTATAGCCCGCCTCGAAAGCGGGCAAATCCTTAAGGTTACCTAAAGTACAGAATGAATTCATCGGGGTCATCAAGGTATTCAAAGGTATAAAATTCATACCGAGTTGAACCTACCTTGTCCCAACTTTCAATGTGTACCTCAGCGTTTGGGTCATCGATTAGTTGTAGCTCTTCAATTAATTGTTTTACTGTCATAATATTTATTGGTTAATAATTTTTGTTACGATAAAGTCGTGGTGTGTTTCGTCTCCATCTTTTAGGTGCTGATTCAACTCAGCGTAGTCCTCATAGTAGTAGAAGACTTGGTCATCGAAATCTTTCTGTTCGTCTGTCCAATCCCAAGAGTATTCCTCGTTTAAAAAGTCGGGCTTGCCGACTGCTACTGTTCTATACAGTAAGAGTTCTCCATCAAATTCATTCCATTTGACTTGAATTGTGTATAATTTTATATCTTTTATATCCATAATAATAGTTGGTTAAGACACCGCCCTTTCGGGCTGAGTTTAAGAGTATTCTCCTACATATTTTCTAGCGGTATCAATAGCACTAGGTCGGTTGTCGTGAAACTCAGTTGTGATAATACATCCGCTATCTTCATCCTTGAATATCAATGTCCAAGGATGGGTTTCGTGGTGGTCATTTTGAAATACAATAGCTTTTGTGTTGTATTCTTTATCAGTAAATGTGGTTTTTAATTTCATAATAATAATTTGGTTAAGACACCCTATGGTCAGTAAGGAAGGTGACCATAGTAATCTAGTTGCTCGATAGCTGACAATGGATGTTGCTCAGCGTAGCTCGCCATAGCTTCGACCATATAAGCTCTTGCTTCACGTTTGCTGAAGCCCTTTTCTTTCATTACTGCTTTGCAGTAAGAATCATATGTATCTTTGTGTATTTCTACAGTTGGTAATTTAATTTTAATAAATGACATAATAATAGTTGGTTAAGACACCGCCTATTGGCGGTCGGTGTTTCGGCTATAAAAGCCTCATCAGTTAACCTTTATGTGTGCTTGGTTGGAGGTTGACATCGGCACCGCACTTGGTGAGTCAAAGTGACCTCTGAGCTGATTGGCAGATTTAAAGTATAATTGTAGCTTCTTAATCCATCTGCTATCTGACTGTACCTAAGAGTAAGTCAGACTATTCACCCCTTGTCAACATAATTGACATCTTTTTTAATCTTTTTTTCATTTTGTTTGTAACCTCTTGAATATCAACAGCTTATGAAATTGTGATAAACAAGGCATAAGGAGTGGCCATTGCTTACCTATTTATCGTTATTATTGTGTCGTAAGTCGTTGATTATCAGTAAAAATAACGCTTTTCGCATTAGCGAATGTCTCCATAAAGCTACCTCAGAGCCTCTACAAGAGGTCGATATTTGAGTTGGGGTCTAGGTATTCACCTTTTGTCCACAGTCCATACAGAGCATTCTCGGCATTTTCGACTTTCTAAGATGTGCATAGATGTGCATAAGATTATCTACTGCATTGTATAAGCTACCCCATCCATAACCACCCCCTAATGACTCGCCCTTACTGAGATTATTTTACTTATTCATAGTATAAGCTTAACTAATTGTTAATTTACTTATGGTTTGCATAAGGTTTGCTAATGATATGGTGCATTATTATTACTTATGGTTTGGATTAGCACTGCTAATGACGGGGGCGGGGGGGGGTCGCAGTCGCAGTCGTACGTGTCAGTACTGTATCATAAGGGGCACCTTAAAAAAATATACAATTCATAGGGTTTTTACTTGACAGTACCTTCCTTTACGGTATCCTTAAGGGTAGCTTTCTTTTGTTAGAAAGCTTTATCCTTATGGCCTCTCCTTAAGGATACCTTAGAATTATATCATAGAAAAGAGTTGACATCCCGGTTTTGCTAAAGATAATGCAAAATAAATGGATGACAAAGAAGAACTAATAAACGAGATAACGGCCTCAATCCGGGAAGTAGCTGATGCTAAAGAACTTAGTAAGGTCAATAGTTTAAGTAGACATAATCCGGAAAAGGTAGCTAAGATGTTATACCTCTATGCTACTGGCACTAGCCAGACCCGGATGGTACGTAAGTACGGATTTGATAGGGAGACAGTAATCAATGTACTGGCTGACTATGCGGATCAACTGGGTAAGTTTAAGGACTTGTCCGGAAAGATAGCTGCAAAGAACTATTTGAATATGGCTAGTCTAGAGGAGGATCTAATACAGAAAGTCCGGGATCGTATGGATACCGGAGAGCTGGAGCCCACATTCCGGGATCTTAAAGAACTGTCAATAGCAAAGGCTAACGCAGCCAGAGAAGCGTTGACAGCTAGAGGTGAAGCTACAAGTATTACCGAAGACCGGAAAGTATATACCCAAGAGGACTACGAAGAAACTATTAAGGCAGCTCGTGATAGAATAAACAAGTTAAAGGAAATAGATATAATAGATATAGAAACAAATGATTGATGAGGACTACGATGACTTGTTTGATAAGATTAGAGGTAATCTAGGAGAACACTTTAGTAACTATATGTTTATAGTTATGGATGATGATGGAGATCTATTCTATGACTACAGTAATAACAAGGTAGGTCGTATGCTTATATATGAAGCAAACAAAGATATGCAAAGTACATCTGTAGATATTATCTGGGTAGATGAGGATGAGAAAGAAACCGAGGAGTAATGGAATTAACCTTTACACAGCATCCACTGGTAATCGGGCCAACGGATGAAGAGATATTACTACTAGCTGAAAAAGATCCAAGGTTACTGGGTGAGCTGCACGCAGCACACGAGGGCCGGATCCAAGCTGCTACAGAAGATCCGCTACGCTATGGTTTTGATCTAGCCGGATGGGATCGAATAAAAGATGGCTTATCTGAATACAATGAGTGCCTTACACTAGGAGGTAACCGATCCGGAAAAACGACTGGTTGTGCAAAGATAGTTATGGAAGCGGTCACACAGAATGTAGATGGCCATATTGTATGTTTTTCTCAAAATGCAGATACATCAGTAGAGGTACAACAAGCAGCAATCTGGGAGATGATGCCCAAGGAGTTCAAGAGAAAGACTAAGAGTATAGAAGGATATATTAATTTTTCTATGCAAAATGGATTTACCGGACAATCATTTATATTTCCGGATACACGTACACGTGTTGATTTTAAGACTTATACTCAGTTCAGTAATAACCAAACTATCTTAGAAGGTTTTGAGTTCGGGTTCAATAAACCATCAGCTGTAAATATAGGAGCTTGGCTTGACGAATACTTAGGTGACTCAGCCCTAGTAAATACTTTACGATTTAGATTAGCTACCCGGAACTCCAAGTTACTTATTGGATTCACACCTATTGATGGATACACACCATTTATAAATGAGTACCTAAAAGGAGCAGAAACATTAGAAACACGAGAAGCTGAACTATTATCAAATAAGCCATTACCGGTAAAACAATACAGCCCAGAAAGGGATGCAAGTATAATTTATCTTCATTCAGATGAAAATCCATTTGGTGGATATGAACGTATAGCCAAGGACTTAATAGGTAGGCCCGAAGAAGACATACTTGTTAGAGCATATGGTGTGCCAGTAAAGTCAATGACTTCATTGTTACCGTTGTTTTCTACAGAAGTCAATGTACTCGGAGATAAGGAGAACAAACACGGAATGTCCTTTCCCGAAATCAACGAGGACTTTACGGTTTATCAAGTAGTTGACCCAGCTGGTGCTAGAAACTACGTAAGCATATGGGCAGCTGTAAACGAAGAAGGCGAAGTATACGTAATGAGAGAATGGCCAGATAGGGCTACATACGGAGAGTGGGCATTGTTTGGAGATCCTAAGTGGAAATATGGCCCAGCATCTAAGAAGATAGGATTAGATGTAGCTGGTTATGTAGAACTATTTGAAGATATAGAAGATGAACTAGAAGTAGAGGTAA